TTAAATAAACCTTGTGGTGCTTGGTAGCCCTGTAACGGTAACACACGCTTTAGTAACTCTGGTGCTTCATATCGTTTAACGTAGTCGCTAAATACTAAGTCAGTTACTGATGACTGTCCTGCTCCTCCTGAGCCTGCACCTCCAAACATACCAGTGCCTGTCCCAGCGCCTGCCCCTGCACCGCTGCCAGAGCCGTCACCAGTACCAGTGCCAGTACCTGAACCACTACCGCTACCACCTGTTGTAGCTCCGCCTCCTGCTCCTCCTGCTGCTGTGCCACCTCCAAGACCTCCTGTACCACCGCCTCCAGCACTGCTTCCTGCACCGCCACCGCCAGCACCTTCTCCACCAGTGCCTCCAGCACCTCCAGTACCTGCTCCAGCACTTACACCGGAAGCTCCTGACCCTGATGAGTCAGTAGAGGCTGTTTCTCCTCCTCCAGTGTTTATAGTGCTCATCATACCGGAGCCTCCAGTACTCTCTGAAGGACTTAGAGCAGTTGTAGGAATACCAGATTTTTTAGTAGATCTAAAGTAATCACTTAAAGCAGCTACCCAGTTTACTACCCCTGTTTTATCTTCGTTATCTGCTACATAGTCATCTGGTTTTGGAGCATTAGGAAAAGTACTAAATTCTTTAGGGCCAGAGCTTAACCACTTTGATAACTCAAGCTGTAAATCTTTTTTAAGTTCAGGGTCTTCTTCTGCATCTATTGCTTCTTGTAATTGAGCAGCAATAATATCCCCAAGACCAGTATCTCCTTCATCAGCACCATCCCCTGCGCCTGAAGAATCATCACTTTCTGAACTATCTTCTGCACTTTCTGAACTATCTGAAGAACTGCCACCTGAAGCATCTTCTTCAGGAGGTACAAACTTTTGATCTATCTCAGGATCATCTATTTCAGGCGGAGGATTATCTACTGTAGTATCTACTTCAATGTCAAAATCTTCTTGATTACGAGCCTCTAGTGCTTCTCTTTCTAATCTTTCTTGTTCTCTTATTCTTTCAGCATACCCTATAGCACCACCTTCAGCTTCAAAGTCTGCTAATCTTTTAGCCTCTGCTTTTTCATCAGCTATTCTCTGAGCTTCTTTAGCTTTTTCATCAGCTATTCTCTGTTCTTCAGCTTTTTTATCTGCTATTCTTTGAGCTTCTTTAGCTTTTTCTTCAGCCTCTGCATCAGCTATTCTTTGAGCTTCTTCAGCTCTTTCATCTGCTATTCTTTGAGCTTCTTCAGCTTTTTCGTCAGCTATCCTCTGTTCTTCAGCTTTTTCATCAGCTATTCTTTGTGCTTCTTTAGCTGCTTCTTCAGCTTCTCTTTGAGCATTATCTCCTACTCCATCTCCATCAGTGTCGGTAGTTTCGTTAGCATTATTAGGAAAAGCATCTAAGTCATCTGTAACGCCATCGCCGTCTGAGTCTACAGGATCAGGCTGTGTGTCTGTAGTGTCTACAGGTTCTGTGGTTGTATCTTCGTTGTCTAGAGCGTTTAGTAAAAGGTTTAATTCATTATTATATCTTTCTTCTTCTTCTTCTATAGTAGTACCAGCAACAGAAGCAGCAATGTTATTGATGTAAGGATTAAAGTCTGGTGTTGCGCCTGCGCCTCCTGCTCCTATAGAAGACCCTGTTCCTCCTCCTGCACCTTGACTGACAGAAGAAACAGCACTAAGACGTTCAGCTAACGCTATAGAAACAGGATCACCGCCTAAGTAGAAGTTTACAGGGCCGCCAGTTAAGTTCCCAGCTATACTGCTTAAGGTAGCTCCATTTGTTCCGGGAATCTGAATGTTACCAATGGGGATACCTGCGGATAATGCTGCTTTAATAGGATCTCCGCCTAATACAAAAGAAGTAGCTGCACTAGCTGCCATAGTTGCTGCCGTAGGGCCAAGAGTAGCAGCAATAGCTGTTGCGGTAGCTTCAGACACGCCAGCCTTAACAGCAATCTGAGTGGCAGTCCCTCCTATACCTTGAGCAATACTTCCTGCTATTGGCCCTAAAATAGACCCTATAACATAAGCTTTTACCGCAGCTATTCCTATGTCTTTTATACTAGGATCTTTAACTTCTAAAGTTCTTATTTCACTAAAGCTGAAAGGATCATAAAGATAAGTAGAGCCATCTTTAGTTTGTCTAATAGGGCTAACATCATACTTATGATAAAGAGCCTGTAACATAGGGTCACTATTATAAGATTCCATCAAAGCTTCTTGATAGTTTAAACCTTTAGTAGCCTGTAGATAAGATATTTGATCTTTAAGAATAGGTTCTACAAGAGAATGGAACTGCTGTAATTCAGAGTCTGAGGAATTAGTATGTGTACCTAAGTTACCGCCAAAGTCAGATTTACTAAAAGATTGTTTGCTAGCCGTAACATCATAACCGTAGTAAGAGCTTAAAGCAGCTTGCAAGTCTTCAGTACTGTTTAAATTCTGAACAGCACTATATGCTTGTTTAGTTTTAATAACATCTGCACGTTCATTGCCAAAATCACTTAGATAAGCAGGAGCATCTCCAACAAAGCCACGGTACTCCTGCTCACTAAGTATACGAGTAGGGTTATAGTTTATTGAGCCACCACCTACACCTCCTTCGCCTCCAATAATATCTATATCAGTCAAGTACCCTGTATCAGAAAATGCTTTTTGAAATGCAGTGTCATAGTAGTCATCTACGTTGTCTACATCGTTAATATCAAAATAGTTAGCACCACCGGATAAAGTATTGCGGTATTCAAGGAAAGGATTAGCAAAGGAAGAAAAAGACTCAGCCATTATTTACCCCAAGTAGACAAGGTTTTAATACCAAAACTTGCAGCTATAGCGCCACCTAGAAAGGCTTTGTAGTAATCAGGCATAGTAGACAATACAGTAAATCCTTGTTCAACGTAGGGAACCATAGAAGGTATAAAAGCACCTATCAATGGCAAACTTAAAACTACAGCAAACCATTCATCTTTCCATGAGGTTTGTGAGGCAGCAGCTTGTTGAGTTTCCCAATCACCGTCATTTGTAATACGGCGTAACTTGGATTCATGTACAGCTTGCTTTTCAGCAGCTTTATTTTTAAGGAAAGTACCAGCTAAGTTAGCTATAGGTCCAATCAAAGACTGCAACATAATACACTCCTTAAAGATAAAGCTAAGGGGCTACCTAAGCAGCCCCCAGCTAGACGGTTGTTACTTAGGAACAACCAAGGTAAGACCTGCTTCAGGACGAAGTACAGCAGTGCCGTACAAGGTATCTGAAGTAAACAAGTTAGCAAGGAATTCTTGCTTGTACTGGGTCTGTGAACGTACACCTACCTGCTCTGCAAGAGTCAAGGCATCACGGTGACATAGTAGAGCACCTAGCATGTCTACAGTAGCAGCAGTGTTATCACCAGCGGCTTCAACAACAGGGCAGTTAGTGCTGACATAGATGTCAATACCATATAGCTCACCGATCTGTCCGCCACCTACTTTGCCATTGTTAACAAAGTCAGAGCTTACATAACGGTCAATACCCATGATGGTGTTACGCACTGAAGGAGGAACTACAAAGCTACGTCCGTCCATAGGCACGTCTTCGTCATCTAACTTCTGGATGATAGCGCGGAAGCCAGCATCAGTAAAGATGTCAGAATTAGTTACAGTGTCAGCAGCATAGGTGGTTAAACCATTAGTTGCATCTACAAAGAACGTACCGCCGTTGTTCAAGTAAGTACTAGAAGAAGTACCAGCAGAACCAAGACCAGTAGCCAAGCTGTGTAGGTCTGTGTCTACCTGAGTAGCTAGAGCATAACCAGCGTCCTCTGTGTAGAACTGACGTAGTGAGCTAAGAGCCTGTACATCTGTGATGTCTTCAATCAAACGTGAGTATTCAAAGTGCTTATCAATAGCAATCTGTACTTC